CCGAAAATACAAAAGCCCGGGGGAGTGCCCCGGGCCTTTGATATCGTGTTAGCTATCCTTAAGATGCCGCGACGTCGTTGCACTTCGCGAGCGCGTTCGGCTGGCGGGTGTCGAAGTCGAAGAAGCGGTTCACGTGCAGGACGATTTGCGCGTTGCCAGCTGCGCTGTACGGGTCGACGAGCAAGTCGATACCTCCGAAGTAGGCGAGGATAGCGCCCTGTTGGAAGTTACCGAACAGCATCTGACCGACGGATCCGGCCGTCGCGTCCGTGAGGTACGGAGTTGCGATGGCGCGGTATCCGTTGAAGGTGCCAGACACCAGGTCGAACAACGCCGAAACGTTAGACACCTGCGCCTGGTTCTTGGCCAACTGGTACGCGTACGGGCTCATGACGTAGAAGCAGTTGCTCAAGTCGGCGCCGTCTGCAAGGACAGCCGCCTCCATCGCCACTGCGAGGGCTGCGTTCATCACCGTGTTGGTGGCGCCCGCCGTGGTCAGGTCGTTCATCGTGGCACCGTCGAGCGTGTCAAACGCCTTGGTGTCGATAAATGCATTCATTGCGTTCTGCAATTCCTGCGCGATAAGCAGGTCGACTGCGTTGCCGCCCTGAAGCAGGAGCTGCTTCGAGTAGGTGGTCTTCGCAGATACGCGCTGAGGAGACAGCGTTACCTCGTCCAACTCGAGCGTCGAGGCGTCGTTCGCTGCAACCTCCGTCTCTGCCGTGCCGACTGCCGGCACAGATACGCGCGGGAACTTCAAGTTGCCCGTTGCGCCTTGGATCACCGTCGTGCCCAAACGCTCGATGACAGAGGGAGCGCGCAGTGCTTCGATAGCTGCGCCAACGCCGACCGATACGAATGCTGCACCGTCCGTCGTAGCGCCGTAAGCGCCGGCCGTGAAGTTGTCAGCAGAAGCGCGGTACAGAGCTTTGGTGGGGATAGCCACCTGGCCAACTGCCTGCAAGCCTTGGGACCGCATCTCGCGCTGTGCCTCCTGCGCCCACTCCGCCTCGGCGCCCTCCAAGGAGCGGCCGTTCGCTGCCTGCATGATAGCCCGGCTCAGAGAGAACTGACCGTTCACGCGCTCGACTTCGCGCTGCTCGCCTTTGCTCACAGCTTCGCCGCCGACCATCCGTGCCACCATGGCCTCGTGATCTGCGCGGTGCTTGATTTTCTTGTCCAATGCCTCGACTTCACCGACGAGCCACGCGGCGCGCTGCTCTTCTGCTTCAGTCATCAAACGACCGTCACGGTCGGTACCTTCAACGAGGGCGACGTGCTCCTCGTAGTTCTTGGCGCGGAGCGCCTTCAACTCGTTCAAGTTCATGGTGTGGGTGGGTTTATTGGGTGCTAATTTATGCACTGGTGAGATAGGGGTATTTCGTACTTCTGGCTCGGCCTGCGCAGCCTCTACGGGTGCGTCAATGGCTTCGAGGATTTCTTCGACCACCTCGTCCTCTGGGCCGGCCGCCTTAGCGCGGGCCGCCACCGTCGTGGTCGGGTAAGCAGGGTAGGTCACCGGGCTGACGTCAAGCAAAGCGCCCATGCGGGTGATGGTCCGCAGGTTGGCCTTGCGGTCCCAGTCCTCATCCGCAATCGTGAATGCGAAGGAGCTCTGCGAGATGTCGCCGCGCTTGATGAGCTTGTACAGGTCGCGGCCTTCGGTGGTGTCAGCCAGCCGCGCGGTGTAGCGCAGGCCGGTGTCGTCCACCTCGAGGTCGAGGGTGCCGTTCGTGGTCCGCGCCAGCGGCACGCCGGTGTGGTTGATGAGCAGCCGCACGTCGTCCTGCATGACGCCCTCGAATGCTCCGCGGGCGATCCGCTCCTTGAAGTAGCCGATGTCGGTGATGTCGTCAAATACGGCCGCGTAGCCGCTGACGGTGAGGGTGTCGTCGGAGGCGGCACGCACCTCGCTGACGCGCAGCTCCACCGCCTCGCCGTACTGCGAGCGCACCTGCTCGGGCGCCTCAGGCGTTGTCGTTGTCTGTGTCATTGTTTCCGTTGTATTCGTTCGCTTCCATGGCGCTCGATTCGCTGCCCTCGTGCGCAGCTGTCTCGCTGCTTTCGTGGGCGAGCTTTTCGCTATACTGGCCGAAGTACTCGAGCGCAATCTGGTTGACTTGCACCGTGTGCACGTCGCCGCCGGTCACCGGGTTCAGGTCCTCCTTCATCCGCACCTCGTTAATGGAGACCACGCCGGCCTGCAGCATCTGGGTGTAGAAGTTTGCGCGGGCCGCCATGTCGCCGCGGTACAGGTCGGTCATGTCGTGGCGGCTGTAGATCTGCGGGCGTTGGAAGCTTTGGATGAGCTTGCGGTCGACTTCCTGCTGCAGCCGCACCGCCCAGGGCGTGATGGTGTGGCGAGCAAATTGGATGCTCTGCTGCTCGACGTTGTTGAAGGTCGACTGTCCCGGCACCTGCACCAAATCGGGCGGCACCGAGAAGATGCGGCAAATCTCCTCGGCTTGGAACTTGCGCGTCTCGATAAACTGCGCCTCGTCGGGTGGGATGGTCAGCGCCTGGTACTTCATGCCGTAGCTCAGCAACTTCACGCCAGCGTCGCTGCTCTCCTTCCACGACTTCGCCAGCTGGGCGAGCTGCTCGGCCTTCATCGGCTGCTCAGGAGCGAGGATGCCGGTCGGCCGTGCACCGTTGCCGAAGTAGTCGGCGCCGTAGTCCTGCACCGCCTTGGCCAAGCCGAGGTTCTCGCGGTGCATACGGAGCGGGCTCATGCGGCCATGGTTCGCAAGCTCGAGCATGTTCTCCGGCCGCACGATGCCGAGGTCCTTAACGACGTACACCTTCTCGCCTGCGATGATTTTCGGCTCAACGTCGTAGTAGTGGAGGATGTCGAGCTGGGTGGCGTCGCCGCGGTTGTCGCGGGTGATCATTGCGTAGCCCACGCCGTACATGAGCGCCTGGGTGTACAGCGCCTCCCAAAACTCGTACGCGGTCTGGTAGCCGTTGGGCTCGTACCGGCACAGGTCAAATGCCGGATGACTCTCCGCCAAGGTCACCTCGCGCCCGCTGCGTTGGTAGATGTTGAGGGCGAGTGACGCACAGGTCGACGATATCCGGTAGATGCACGCGTAGACGGTCGAGAGCGCAAGGGCGCCCTGCTCGGTAACGGTGACGCCCGAGCCGGTGTTTATGAAGACGCCCAGCTCACGCGCGATGGTGGCGCTGTCGAACTTGCCCACACGGGCCCGCTTTTGGATGCCGAGGCGCTCGAGGAAAGTAGCCATGTGCGCCAAAAGTAACTACAATGAAATAACCCCCCAGAACTCCTCGCCGCTGCCGCTCGTGCGGAAGTGGCTGTACTCGTTCATGGCGATGATGCTGGCGATGATGCCGTCTACCTTCTTGGTCTCGCTGCGCTCCTTGGTCACGCGCTTGTTTTCGTTGACATCGGTGTACACCACCGCGCATCCCATCTGCCAGCGCAGCACCTCGTTGCCGCCGTGCACGATGTTTCCCTGCATCACCTGCATCTCGAACTCCTTGGTGGGGCCGTTCATGGTGGTGATGTTCTGGGCCATCGGCCGCATGTCGACGTCTTCGCTAATTAGCTCGCTCACGATGTAGGTGGAGAATCGTGGGTCGTAGCCGATGGAGCGCAGGTCGTACTTGCCGGCCGCCTCGAGGATGTGTTCCTTCACGATGCGGAAGTCGGTGACGTTGCCGGGCGTCACGGTGATGTGGCCCTCTTTCGCGTAGCGCATGTAGTCGATGCCCGCGCTTAGCTTCTTGCTTTCGGCTTTGTCCTGGTTGACGAACTGGTGGACCTTCAGGTAAAAGCAGTCGGCCTCGTCGTCCCGGAACAAGAGCGCGAACGCAGTGAGGTCGGTGGTGGAGGCCAGGTCGAGGCCACCCCAGCAAGGCAGCCCGCGCAGCACCTCGTCGGGCGGGAGCGGGTCGGCACCGCGCATGAAGATGTCGTCGGGGATCCACGCCGTCTCAGCCGTCGTCCACACGTTGAGGTTGAGGCGCAGGAACGTGTTGAGGTAGCTGGGTACGTTCTTGGCTTTCTGCACCTCCTGCTCAAAGTACTCTTTGCGGCAGATGCTGCCGTAGCCCGGGTTGGCTTTCTGCCAGGTCGCTTCTTGTGTCCAATCGTCGTCGGGCTCGGCACCGTACAGCACCGGCAGGAACGTCTCGTCCACCAGCGTCCCGGCCTTCACCTGGCGAGCGTACTCGTGCACCTCCCAGCAGATGGAGTTCCGGTCGTGGCCCGCTGTGGTCAGGGCGATGATGAGCGGCTGGGTGCGTGCGCCGGTCGACGTCACCAGGACATCCCACAGGTCGCGGTTCGGCTGGGTGTGCAGCTCGTCGAATATCACCGCATGGCAGTTGAACCCGTGCTTGGTGGAGGCCTCGGCGCTGATGGATTTGTAGAAGCTCGACTTGTACTCCACAGAGTTGCGCAGCACCTTGCACCGCTTCCGCAGCTCGGGGTTGTTGTGGATCATCTCCTGCGCCACACTGAAGACGATGTTGGCCTGCTGCCTGTCCCCAGCAGCCGAGATAACCTCGGCACCTGGCTCGCCGTCGCTGAACAGCATGTACAGTGCGATGGCTGCCGAGAGGTTCGACTTGCCGTTCTTCCGGGGGATTTCGACGTAGCAGGTGCGGTACTTGCGCCGGCCGTCGGGCCGCTTCCACCCAAAGAGCGGGCGGATGATGTCGTCCTTCTGCCAAGGCTCGAGCAGGAACGGCTTGCCACCCAGCTCGCCCTTGACGTGTGTGCAGAAGCGCTCGATGAAGTTCACCGCACGATCTGCGGCGGCTGCGTCGTAGTGGTAGTCGGTCACCCGAAGTAGGTCTCGACGTCGGTCGGCTCCTCCGCCACCCCTTGCATCTTGTTCTCGATGCGGGCAATGAGGGCCTGCTTGCGCATGCGCGCCTCCTTGAGCTGCTGCCACTCGGGGCGAGCCCGGCTGTAGGTGTCGCCCGACTTACCCACCACCTGGTAGCAGGTGCCGTGAATGTCGACGTACTCCTGCAGCTGGTGCTCCTCCACCTCCACGCACGCCAAGGTCCAGATCATTGACTCCATTCCAGGCGTCAAGTCCATGTATCCCGCGTATTCGGCGATGCGCTGGGCCAGCTTCTTCTCCTGTGCTTCTGTCATGCGGCGAATGTCGGGCGGTTCCCTTCTTGTTTCAAGTGTGAACAATGTGAACTGGTC